CCCTTCACCCGAGCGCTCCTCCACGTCCTCGCTCATCCCCGCGACGCCGCGTACGCGCTGCCCCGCCGACTGGCCTGCCACCTCGGCAGGCACAACGTCACCTGCTGGGGCAACCTGGCCTGTCCTCAGCAGAGACGAGGCGCACGCTCATGACGATGATCTCGAAGCGGACCAGCAGGAGCGCGGACGGCTGGCTGAGCGTGGTCGAGGAGCACATCACCACCGAGGCCGAGCTCAGGGCCCTGGCGGAGGTCAGGAGCGGGGCCCCGGCGGCCTGCCAGCACCCCCACCTGATCGACATCACGGCCGTGGTCCTCGACCTCACCCCCACGGCGGTGTGCACAGGCTGTGGGCAGTGCCTGGGCATGGACTACTTCGGCCGGTGGGTGATCACGGAGGGCGCCCCCATCACGGAGGGTGATCAGACCCCTGGGGGGTGACCCCTTGATCACGATCGCTGGGGACCGCCGGGGAGGTAACTCGCGGTGTGTACGGGTCTGGGGGTTCCCCGGCGGCCCTTTTGGTGACGCACCGTAACCCGCTGCCGGGCCGCAACGGCTCGGCGCCGACGTGCCGCAACGGCACACGGAGGTGACCCAATGGGCGGTACTGGCCCTGTCCCGAAGGATCCGTCTCAGCGGCGCCGGCGCAACGCCGACCCTGCCGCCGGCGCGGTCCTTCCCTCAACCGGCCCCGATGGCCCGACGCCGGTTCTGCCCGGCGGGCACGACTACGACAGCCGCACCCTGGCCTGGTACGAGACCTGGCGGTCCTCGCCGCAGGCCGCCATGTTCCTGGCCACGGACTGGCAGCGGCTGCACATGCTCGCCCAGCTGGTCGAGCAGTACTGGGCGGAGCCGAAGAAGGAGCTGCTCTCCGAGATCCGGCTCAACGAGGCCGCCATCGGCGGCACGGCGGCCGACCGGGCCCGGCTGCGCTGGACGGTCGCCGATCCGGACGAGGGCCCGAAGGGCCGGCGCGGTTCCTCGCTGAGCCGAGGCGCCGCGAGCCGCCGGGACCGGGTGCTGCGGGTGGTCGATGGCCAGGCGGAAGGCTGACCCGGAGCGGTTCGCCTCGCTGGGCTTCGCCGCGGTCGAGTGGATCGAGTACTACCTCTGCCACGGGCCCGGCGACGTCCAGGGCCAGCCGCTGGTCATCGACGACGAGATGGCGGCGTTCATTGTGAAGGCCTACCAGCTCGACCCGGCGACCGGTCGGCGGAAGGTCAACCGGGCGTTCCTGTCCCGGCCGAAGGGCCGCGCCAAGTCGGAGATCGCCGGGGCGCTGGTGTGCTTCGAGGCGCTCGGCCCGTGCCGGTTCGACGGCTGGGACGCGGACGGCGAGCCGGTCGGCCACCCACAGACGTACCCGTTCATCCGCTGCCTGGCGACGGAGGAGAACCAGTCCGGGAACACCTACGACAACGTCACCGCGATGCTGGAGCACCTGGTCGAGAACTTCGGCGACGAGTTCCCCGGCATCGACCTCGGCCGCAACGCCCAGACGTCCACCCGGATCTTCATCGAGGGCGGCGGCGAGATCGTCCCCTCGACGTCGTCCGGTGCGGCGAAGGACGGCGGCAAGGAGACGTTCGCCGTCTTCGACGAGACACACCTGTACGTGCTGCCCGAGCTCCGGGCGATGCACAAGACGGTGCGGCGCAACCTGGTGAAGCGCAAGGCGGCCGAGCCGTGGTCGCTGGAGACCTCCACGATGTACGCGGTCGGCGAGAAGTCGGTGGCCGAGGCCACCCACGAGTACGCGCAGGCCGTGAAGGCCGGCCGCGTGCGCGACGGCGGCCTGCTGTTCGACCACCGGCAAGGCCCACACGTCGAGGACCTGATGGACGACGCCCAGCTCCTGCCCGCCCTGCAGTACGTCTACGGCGACGCTGCGGGGTGGATGGACCTGGAGCGCATCGCGGCGGACATGCGCGAGCCGGACACCGACCCGGCGGACGCCCGCCGCTACTTCCTCAACCAGCCCGGCACCGCCTCGGCCCGGGCGTTCGACGCCGGCCGCTGGGGCGAGCTCGCCAAGCCGGGCTTCGTCGTCCCGGCCGGGGACGCGATCGCGGTCGGGTTCGACGGCGCGAAGTGGCGGGATGCGACCGCGCTGGTCGGCACGCACCTGCGGACCGGCCACCAGTGGGTGCTCGGCGCGTGGGAGGCCCCGGTCCGCGAGGACGAGGCCGAGCACTGGGAGGTGCCCGACCGCGAGGTCGACGCCGCCCTGGAGGCCGCGTTCGACCGGTGGCGGGTGGTCCGGGTGTACGCGGACCCGCCGTACTGGGAAGACCGGGTCGCGGCCTGGGCCGGCCGCTGGGGAGAGAAGGTCGTCGTCTCGTGGTGGACGCACCGCCCGAGGCAGATGGCGTTCGCCCTGCGCGCCTACCGCACGGCACAGAGCGACGGGACGCTGCAGCACGACGGCGACCCGCTGCTCGCCCGGCACATCGCCAACTCGGTGAAGCGGGACGCCCGGGTGCGCGACGACGACGGCAAGCCGATGTGGACGATCCAGAAGGACCGGCACGACTCGCCGCGCAAGATCGACGGCGCGATGGCCGGCTGCCTGTCGTGGGAGGCCCGACGGGACGCGATCGCGGCCGGCCTGGACCGCGACGACGAGGACTGGGTGTGGACCGCATGAGAGGGGGATCCCGATGGCGCTGACGCTGGAGCAGGCCGGCCAGCTGGCCGACATCCTGATGGCCGAGCTGCAGCGGCGCTCGGGCAAGGTGCGCACGGCCACGCACTACTTCGAGGGCCATGTGTCGCTGAGGTTCGCCACCGAGCAGTACCGGAAGTACTTCGAGGAGACCTACTCCGGCTTCAGCGACAACTGGGTGGCGCCGGTGGCCGAAGCCCCGGTCGAGCGGCTCGCCGTGGTCGGGGTGAAGGCGGCCGGGCAGGTGAGCGCCGACGACGAACTGTGGGGCGTGTGGCAGCGCAACGGCCTGGACGCCGACTCCCAGCTCGGTTTCCTCGGCGCGGGCCTCGGCGGCCGGTCGTACGCTTTGGTCTGGGGCAACCCGGACGACGAGGACACGCCCATCGTGACCTTCGAGGACGCGACGCAGGCCATCGTCCAGTACGAGCCCGGCAGCCGCCGTCGCCGTCGCGCCGGGCTCAAGACGTGGCAGGACGGGCACTGCGAGTACGTCACCCTGTACCTCAAGGACGAGGTGTGGAAGCTGAAGCGGCCACACGGCGCGGAGGAGCGCAAGTCCCCGCTCCTGTCCCAGGCCGAGGAGGTCGAGAAGACCTGGGATTTGCGCCAGACCGGCGATGAGCCGAACCCGCAGGTCAACCCGATGGGTCTGGTCCCGCTGGTCGAGTTGCCGAACCGGCCGCTCCTGGTGGGCGATCCGATCTCGGACGTGTCCGGTGTGATCGCCATGCAGGACGCCGTCAACCTGATCTGGAGCCAGCTGTTCACCGCCTCGGACGCCGCGTCGTTCCCGCAGCGGGTCATCCTCGGCGCGCAGACACCCAAGACGCCGATCCTGGACAAGAACGGCCAGGTGATCGGGTCCAAGCCGGTGCCGCTGGACAAGTTCGCCGTGGACAAGGTCCTGATGCTGTCCTCGGAGAAGGCGAGCATCGGCTCCTGGCCGGCCGCGAACCTGGAGGCCTACACGAAGGTCATCGAGGTCGCGGTCGGGCACATCGCCGCCCAGACCCGCACCCCGCAGCACTACCTGGTCGGGAAGATGGCCAACCTGTCCGGGGACGCGCTGATCGCCGCCGAGACCGGCCAGGTCAAGAAGGTCCAGCAGAAGCAGCTCTGGTACGGGCAGGCCCTGCGGGAGGTCTTCCAGCTGATCGCCCTGGCCCGCGACGAGGGGGCGAAGGCGCGGGCCCTGGCCGGCGGCACGGTGATGTGGGCGGACGCCGAGTCCCGCTCGATGGCCCAGCTCACCGACTCGCTGCTGAAGCTGAAGCAGATCGGGTTCCCGTTCGAGGCCCTGGCGCTCCGGTACGGGCTGACGCCGACCGAGGTGGCGGACCTGATGGCGATGCGCGAGAAGGAGGCCGCCATCGACCCGGTGTCCGCGCTGCTGAACGGCAAGCCCGGCCTGGACCCGGCCGGGTCGCCGGCGCCGACCGGCCCGGCGGCGGACCCGGGCGCCGCGGCGGGCGAAGGCGGGTGACCGGTGGACGCGCAGGCCCTCGCCGAGGCGCACTACCTGCGCCAGGCCCGGATCACGCTCGCCGCCTCCCGCGCGGCCGCGGCCGAGTGGCGGCGGATCGCCCCTGCGGCGATCACCGAGTCCTGGTACGCCGGCGGCGTCGGCGCCCGGATCCTGGCCCTGGTCACGGCCGCGCAGCTGTCCGCCGCGGCGGGCGCCAGCGCCTATGTGTCCGCCGCGATGGCCGCGCAGGACGCCCCCGGTCCCGGGCCGGACCTCACGGTCGCGGCCGATGCCTTCGCCGGCGTCGCCGCGGACGGCCGCCCGCTCGGCTCGCTGCTCTACACCCCGGTCATCCGCACCAAGCAGGCGATCGGCGGCGGCGCGAGCGAGACGGACGCGATGGAGAGCGGCCTCGCCGAGCTCCTGCGGATCGTCGGCACGGAGATTCCGGACGCGGGCCGGCAGGCCGTCGGCACCGGCATCACCGCCGACCGGCGCTCCACCGGCTACGTCCGGGTCCTGTCCCCGCCGTCGTGCGCGCGCTGCGTCGTCCTGGCGGGCAAGGAGTACGCCTGGAACAAGGGCTTCCAGCGGCACCCGCACTGCGACTGCGTCCACCTGCCCGTCACCCGCTACCGGCCGGGCGTGGCCACCATGGACCCCGGCGACTACTTCCGCGGCCTGTCCCGGGCCGAGCAGGACCGGGTGTTCACCGCCGCCGGGGCCCGGGCGATCCGGGACGGCGCTGACATCGGGCAGGTCGTCAACGCCCGCCGCTCGATGTACACCATCGCCTCCGGCTCCGGCGGGCGCCGCCTGCTCGCGACCCGTGAGGGCATGACCAAGCGCGGCCTGGCCGCGAAGCGCCTCAAGCGGCTGGAGGCCCAGGGCCGCGCCCCGGCGCGGGGCCGCCTCATGCCGGAGGCGATCTACCAACTGGCATCCGACCGGGACGAGGCGATCCGCCTGCTGCACCGGTACGGCTTCCTCTACTGACCCTTGTCCTTCACCGCCACAGGGCGAGGCCAGCCGGCGCGCCGGGCTGCGGCGAACCGCCGGGCCTTCACCTCGGTGGCGAACCAGGCTCGGTATCCGGTGGTGCACACGGCGTACCAGCCCCGAACGGGGTGCGGCTCGAAGTCCCACATCCCGTCAGCTTCGCACGAACCCCCTGGCCGCGCGCAACGCACGGCACCTACGCCCGCAACGGGAGACACCAGATGCACGACAGCACCCTGCCCCGCCACGCCCTCACGGGCCGGACCGCTCTCGGCTGGCGCAAGGCCCGCCGCGGCGAGGACGGCCCGCAGCCGATCTGGCCGATCCTCGGCGCCGCCCCCGGCGACGACGAGGACGACGACCTGGAGGACGACGAGGACGACGACGAGGGCACCGAGGGAGACGACGGCCAAGGCGGCGGCACCGGAGACGACGACGGCCAGGGCGGCGACGAGCCGCTCCGCGAGGCCGGCACCAAGGCCCTGGAGCGGGAGAAGGCCCGGCGCAAGGCCGAGGCCGGCAAGCGGCGCGCCGCCGAGGCCCGGATCGCCGAGCTGGAAGGCCAGCTCTCCGCGGGCAAGGGCGGGGACGGCGGACCCGACCCGGACCAGATCCGCCGCGAGGCGACCACCGCCGCGACCGCGAAGGCCAACGCCCGGATCCTCCGCTCGGAGATCCGCGCCGCGGCCGCGGGCAAGCTGGCCGACCCGCGGGACGCCCTGCGTCTGCTCGACCTCGACGCCTTCGAGGTAGACGAGGACGGCCAGGTCGACGAGGACGAGATCGCCGACGCGATCGCCGACCTCATCAAGGCCAAGCCCTACCTGGGCGCCGCAACGGCGACCGCACCCACCACCAGAACGAGGCCGAGGTTCGAGGGCACCGCCGACCAGGGAGCGCGCAAGGCGCAGTCCGGGCCCCGCCAGTACACCGAGGCCGAGGTCAAGAAGATGACGCCCGAGCAGATCGACGAGGCTCACCGCAAGGGTGAACTGCGCGACTACATGGGCTCCTAACACCGAGAGGACCCACACCAGTGGCCATCACCCGATTTAAGCCGGAGGTCTGGAGCGCCACGCTCCTCGTCGCCTCCCGAAAGGCCCTCGTCTACGGAGGGCCCATGGTCATCAACCGCGACTACGAGGGCGAGATCGCCGAGTCCGGCGACACCGTCCGCATCACCTCCATCAGCGACCCGACGATCGGCACCTACGTGCCGAACAGCACGGTCATCGCCCCGGAGGAGCTGACCGACGCCCAGCGCACCCTGTCGGTGGACCAGAACAAGTACTACGCGTTCAAGGTCGACAACGTCGACAAGCGGCAGGCCAAGGGCGACATCCTGACCGAGGCCATGTCCCGTGCCGCCTACAAGCTCGCCGACACCCAGGATCAGTACATCGCGTCGCTGTACACGGGCATCCAGGCCGCGAACGTCCTCGGCTCGACCGGCGCGCCGATCGACATCCACACCACGCCGACCGACGCATACGACAAGGTCCTCGTCCCGCTGCGGACCAGGCTCGCGAAGGCGAACGCGCCGACCCAGGGCCGCTACCTCGTCGCGTCCCCGGAGATGATGGCCAGCCTCCTGCTGGACTCGCGCTTCATCAAGGCGAACGAGGCCGGCACCCCGGACGCCCTGCGCAACGGCCTCGTCGGTCGGGCCGCGGGCTTCACGATCTTCGAATCGAACAACACCCCGAACCCGTCGGGTGACACGCAGGTCGTCCAGGCCGGCGTGAACTCGGCGATCACCTTCGCCGACCAGATCGCCGAGACCGAGGCCTACCGGCCGGAGGCCGGCTTCTCGGACGCGATCAAGGGCCTGAGCGTCTACGGCGCCAAGCTCGTGCGCCCGGACATGGTCGCCTGCGCCTACATCGACCCGGCCTGATCGGAGACCAGACACCATGGCCCGCACCGCAGTGGCGTACTCGCCCTTCGTCCCCAACAGCGCCGTCACCGACGCGTCCCTGACCGCTGTCACCCTCAACCCCGGCACCAGCAACGGTCACTCGATCGCCAAGGCGGTCCCCGAGCTGACCGTGCTCCGCGTCGCGGTCGGCTCCACCGGCGGCAACATCACCGTCAAGGCCGGCACCTACCCGCCCGCCCTCGCCTCCGGCCAGGGCGACCTGGTCGTCAACGTCGGCGCGAACAGCATCAGCTGGCTCGGCCCCTTCGAGTCCGGCCGGTTCCTGCAGAACGACGGCTCCATGCTGATCGACG